GGCTTATCGGCATCGCTTGTGTTATCTACGTTATTTAACGCAAGTGCAGTTTTTAAAGCTGCAGGAGTTACTTTTTTGGTTTGTGCTGCGGACGTGTCAACTATTGGCAAAACGTCCGTGTTATTGTCAACGGTGGTTATCGTCGTTAACTGACTAATTTTCTGATCCGCCATACGGCGAAAATACCAAAGTATTCACGCCCCGCTGTTACAAATTACGGAAACTTAGCTATTACCCACCATTGCGTCCCGTCACTCATAACCGTTATAGCTTCGTTTTTGTTATTCATCTGAATCTCAGTTGTGTCGTCAATTGCAGCTGCCTGCAAAGCCACGCTGTGAGTTGCCTGGGTTTTCTTAAATATATATCGGCGACCTTTGTAGTCGGCTGCACTTGGAAGCGTTACTTCAATTGCATTTGCAGAAGTGTCGCACAGATACAGTTCAGTGTAGCCGCCTGCGTTGTAGGTTGCTGTGGTTATGGTGGTTACTTTGCCTTCCTCTTGCAAATCCCATTTTAACAGACTATCAGATTGGTCAAAATATACTTTAACGTCGAAAACGGTATCAATAATTGGATCAGAAGTTGGTGCACCCGGTGAAATTTCTCCAATGTGATATGGCAATGCGTCAAATACGTTGTCTATGCTTTCTCGTAAATCTTCGGTTTGCTGTGTTAGTCTGCGTAATGCTTCATCTCCTTGTGAATTAAAATCTATTTCATCACTATCTAGCTCGCCACCCGTTACTATATTTCCATAATCTGATGCAACTTTTAGCCATTCGCCTTCATAACGGCACGATTGCGCGTAGAATTTACCACCTTGCCAATGATATACGTCGCTATTAAAATAAATTGATTTAACGCGTAAATAATTGCCCGCATCGTGAAATGTTCCTTGCAGTAAAATAGGGGAAAATTTATAAATAGACATCCAATCCGTACCGTTACGCTGCAATAATGGAGCATCTAAAGCCGCGTCCATTGTTGGCCATGTTGTGCGTATACTGTTGGTGTTTAAATCGTAAATCATGCCTGTGTCGTACAGGCTTAAATTACTTTGGTAAATTGCAGAATCTAGCTCGACAACTTGGGAAGCCGTAACATTGTCGGTGTTGGTTACGCTTATTGTTTTTGGTAAATCCTCTTGCTGAAATAAATTAGCATTACCCCATAAAGATATCGCCCCACTTGATACGTTGCTTAGTGCCGTTCTAACTGAACCCAAAATACCAAAGTCACAGTAAATATTATCTACTCCGGTACTGCTTGAAAAATCGCGCATAAAATCCGCGCTTTGTATTGCTGTAGTTGAAGATGTTTGTGTTGTGGATGCAACTTTTACTTCTATTTGCTCCCAATCAGGAACGCCCGTAGTGTTTACCCATGTTTGATTTGTGTAGTCATATTTTTTATACGCGCCCGTTCCACTATTGTAAGTATAAACACGAAATAATATCCAAATATGGCTTGATGCTGGTATTTGAAATCCTGTATAAAATTGAATTGCCCAATTTAAATTTGCATACACATAAACGCGAGGCCCTTGCGAGGCATTTATGGGCCCTACTGTTAAATTTGATGTCGATTGATTGGCAAATGTTCTAACTCTTCGCGCAAATGCTTTACGTACCCATTTAAATAAAAACTGCCTCACTGCAGGCTGGTGCGTTACTATTGGGAAACTTTGAAATTGTGGCCTTGCGGATAGCGTTGTACTTACTCCAACATGATGCGCGTAGCTTGTCGATGTGGTAAGCGTTCCGTCTGTACCATACAATGAGTAATAAATAGTTGACGCAACACCAAATTCAACAGGCTGATAAAAATAATACTTGCCATTATCAAGCACTAGCCTTGCCTCCATTGCAAGTAATATGTTATTTATTATGGTTTCGCAATCAATCCAACCGCTCCAGGTTGCGTCATCTACTTTTTGAGTATAATATAATTTATAGTCGTCAATTGCCGCGTTTATGTTTAGTTCATATTTTTTCAATGCTTCAACGCGCGGCGTTTTACTTTCAATGGCGTCAATCATGTATTGAGTGCCTTTACCTAAATGGCTCCAATATAAAGGCAATTCGGTTTGCGATAAACTTTGGCGCACTATATCAAGCATGTTGAGCCTATCTGCTGCGCTGAACCAGTCGGGATCTACGTAATACTGATCCATAAGCGCCAAGCAATCCACCCCGTTTACCGTGTATGTTGTGTTTAACTCTGGCCTTAATTCGTATTGATTTAAATCAGATAACACACGCCCCACCCAAAATAAGTTGCTGCCCTTCCAAATTACAAGTGCGTATTTGTTTTCGTCATCTACGCCTATATTTTTAAAAAATGTATGATCTGCAGTGCTATTTACAACAAAATAAGCAGTTACTTTAGTTTTCCTTATTGGGTTTTCATAAAGCGCGTCACCTTCACCCTGCTGATCCAAAATAAAGCCATCCGCTGCCAATGGTAATTGCGTCCCGCCCGTAAGCGAGCCGCTTGGTGCGTCCCAAAGTTCAACGGTGTATGTATCGCCGTTTATGTCGTCTATTATGCCGTAATACTTCCTAGCCACGTTGTGCGTCTTTATTATATCGTGATAAAACCAATGCCAAGTCTCGGCCACTTACTCGCGTTTCTGCTATAAATCCATTATCGCCCGTACCCATTCCGCCTAACATAGATTGAAGTTTATCTAAAGGCGCTATAACTTCGGGGTTTGTTGAAGCCCCAGGATATTCACCGACTAAACCCAGCGTCGGGCCGCTTACTATACCACCGTTCGCAAATCTAGGGCCCTTTTCTATTATTGCTCTAGTTGCTAAACCTGCAGTAACTGCAACCGCCCCAGCTACGGCCGCTGCCTTTGGGTTTTTTAATAGTGATTTTTTAAACGCCTCTGTTGCAGTTGCTGTGACTATTAAACTGGTTCCTAATTGTATTAAAAAATCCGCAATCGACAACAAAATTCCCCTAAACAATTTACTCATATTGCTGCGACTTTGTTCCAATAATTCTTGCTCATTTTTTAAATACTGTTGCCTTGCTTGCAGGCGCTCCAATTCACTGCGTTCGGCGTCTTTCATGGTTTGCTCCAATTCTTTTTGCTGCAACTTTAATATTTCTAGCCCTATTTTTGAACTTTCGCCCACCCCTTCAAATGCTCGTTTTATACTGTCTGAAATTTCAGATACAACCGTCTGCGTGAACTGATTTAAAGCGTTTTTAAATTGCTCGTTAATTTTCTGATTGAATTTTTCTTGCTCTGCTAGTATTTCGTCGTTGGCTTTCTTGTTCCACTTTAAACGTGCGTCTCTTTTAGCTTGCTCAAATTTAACGTAGGCCATTAGGTTGTCACCTATAGCTTGAAGTTCTTGCTGGGAATATTTGGTATTTACCGCCGCAACATCTTTATTGTATTTATCGGTTAACGCCTTTTTTAATTCTTGACTATATTTAACCTCTGCAATTTCGTTTTCAAAAATAAATTTTAACTGAGCAAGCTCTTTGGCTTTGCCTTCTTGCATTTGCTCAATAGAAAGTTGTTGAAATTTCTTTTCCTCAGATAATAGCTCCGCCCGGTACTGTTTAAATCCTTTTTGCCTTTCTTCTTCTGCCTTTTGAAAATCCTCTAATTTTTTAAGCTGGATAGATTTTTGTTCTTCGCTTAATTTTATATCTTCATTGATTTCGTTAACCCTTGATTGATGTTTTAAAGCATCTATTTGTTGAGTTATCTTTTTTGTGTATTGCGCGGTTTTGTCGGTTAATTCTTGTTGTAGCTTGGTTTTTTCCTCTTCTGATTTGCTTGATAATTGTATCTTTTCCCATTCATTAAACCAGGCTTTATCTTCGGCGTCTTTTTTGCTTTCTAAATACGCTATTTGATCTGCTAATGATTTGCGTTTTAATTTATTTATATAAGCCTCAGATTTCCCAGCTTTGCGCGCGTTTAATTCTTCTAGCTCTGCTTTTCTTTCTAATTCGCCAATTTGATAATCAATAGTGTCTGATGTTTTTTGAAGGTTTTTTTCGTAATCCTTCATCGCCTCTGCTGCTTCATCTGTTACGTCTGTTGTCTCCATCAGTTTAGCAACCAAGGCACCCAATGCCACAATAAGCACACCAACACCGGTAGACGCTAAAGCAATCCTAAACATCTTCATTGCGCCCGTAGACGTTCCAACTACTACAGCGTAAGCCTTTTGAAGCTTTCCGCTTAGCATTGTCAGCACGTTATTTTCGCGCAGTGATAAATTATAAAGCGCCATTGCAGCGCTTGCCCCTGCCATAACAACGCGCACGGCGTTTATTGCAGGTTGTAATTTTTTATTGTCGTCCCCAAGCAGCAACGTAGCCATTGCGGCTGCATTAACTGCACGGCTTAGCGCCTCCATCGCTTGGGAGTTGTCCTCAGCAAGCGCCCTGCTTTCAGAAAGTGCAGATTTATTTTCTTGCTGCTGCATCTTCAAACCTTGCAGCTGAAATTTCTGATCTGCTATCGCTTGGGTTTGCTCCTTTATTGCCTTGTTTATTTTGGCTTGTGCTTGAAAATCGTATTTTGCTGTGGATTTTTGTTGATCTTCAAGTTTCTTCAAACCCATTTCAAGGTCGCGCAAAATATCGGTTTGAATAAGCATCTGCTCACCGGTTTGCTTTATAGCATTTTTTGCACCTTGCCCAAAACTTTGCTCTATGGATTTACTAACTTTCTTGGAGCTAGCCTCCATTTTCTTGTTACCTTGCAGCACTATGCTTACGCCTTCTGCTATGCCTTTGGCTAGCTCTTGCAGTTTTGCAAATAAAACGACGCCTAATCTTTTTATCATAATATTATTTTATCGCCATTTTCTAACAACATAAATCCACCATCTTCAAGCAATAAATTACCCGTGCTCACAATAGCATTATTGAAATGCACGTTATAGTCTTGGGCAATATAAAACACGCCTAATTCATCGCCGTCGTCGTCGATTAATATTTGTTCATCCAAAAAGGCAATGTTGCTGACATAAATAGTGTTATAAATAGCAGGGAGCACGGGAGACATGGCCTCGCGCACTAATTCCGCTATTGTCATGGCCTCGGTTGCTGTGTCGGCTAAAATCGTGACTTGAACACGCGCCACATCTGTAATGGAATAGCCCGTTTTTGTCTCGTTGGCCTCGCGTGTTATTTGCGTTAAAACTATTGCAGGAAATGTTAACCCTTGTGGCACGCGCACAGGATAAATCCTATTCGTGACGGCGGCCGCTGTGTCCACATCATTGATAAGTAGGTTGTAAACGGCCTTTATTGCCTTCATGGTCGCAATTTATCAAATATGTGCTTGTTTTGGGTTACAATTTCAACGACGTTCAGTTTAGGCTTTTCCCATTCAAATTCAATCAAATCGCGCGGCTTGATTCCTTTGCCTTTTTTCTGATGTGGTGACAGCACGATAGTAGCTAGCCATCGAGTGCGCTCCCATTCGTTTTTATACTGCTGAAATTGTGCCTCGCGCATACCTTCAAGCTTCAATCTAAAAAACTCAGGCTTGTACCGCTCCAAATCTTCGGGGGTAAGATTTAACTCCCCATAAGAAATGTGTTTAATTTGCTCCCAGGTTAGAGGCTTTCCGCCTTCACCTCTGCTGGGCTCACTTGAAAAAAACCGCTTACGCTTTCAGAAAAGCCCTCCATTGCTGCGGTAAGTTCTGTGAAATTCTGCACGTCGTCGCCTAAATCTTCGGCCGTTTCGTACGGGCATTTTTTGCCTTGTTTTTTGTAGCCTGCTTTTATCCCATAAAATGCACAAATGCGCGCAAATTTTAAACTTTCTGCAGGGTTTTGAGCTTCGCCCAATGCTGCAAAATCGGTCATCTTGTTGGCTTCCATTATCTTCTCAATTGCATTCATTGAAAAAAATAATGGGTGTGTTTTGCCGTTAATCGTTATTTCCATTGTGCGAATATAAACAAAAAGGCGCATTTCTGCGCCCTCTTGCATGGAATGAAAAACAAAACAATTAAATAGTGCCGACGGTCAAAGTTCCGGTACCCTGCAAAGCTACGGAAAAAGTTGCAACATCGTTTACTGGAGCATTCCAAGAAAATGAAGTAATAATTGCAGATCCGCTAACTTTAAGATCTCCGCTTACATTTGATGTCATTACAACGGTAATAGGAGTTCCCGCAATAACGTCATCAAGTAAATCCTTTGCAGAAATGCCAGTCACCCCACCATCTTCTTCAAAGATACCCTCAGCGTTCATAGTCCAACCTGCAAGGCCAACTAAAAACTCTTTATACGCGCCGCCATCTTTATTGGTTGCGTCGATCGTGTCGCGAGTTAATTCAAAATCGCTCGAAGTAGCGTTTGCTACTTTTGTCAATGTTCCTGCAACGTCCTTGTAGATTGCTATCAAGGTTCCGTTTACTAGTCCAGTAGTTGCCATGATTATTTATTTTAATTTATTTGTTGCAAGTTTAAAAATTTTATTGGCTATGTTGGTTACAACTTTATTTGCGTTGCTGTCAACAGTAGGCCGAAAAAATGGCTTAGGTGATAAAAAACCCCTATAATAACTTCTATCTTGTGCAGCTCTGTTGCTGCCTTTTTTGGGTTTAACAAAACGCTTCACTGTACCATATTCAAACGCGTAAGCCAAATTCGTGCGCGGGCCTTTATCGTATCGCAAACCAACCAACACGCTGCTATCATATCCAGGCTTAGAAATAACGCCTATATCCTCTTTAATTATCTGCATTGGCGCATTTTGTCGAATAGACTGCGCCAAATTATTTCCCTCTTGCTCAACTATTTTCAAAGCCTCCTTAGGTGTAATTTTTTCAAGGGCTTTTTTTAAGTCCCTACTTAATTCCTGGAAGCCTGTTGTGTACTTCATTATTGGCTACTCTCACAATAAAGCTCGTCATACATTCTGCGCTCAATGGAATTAATTGAAATGATGTTGTAATTTACCCCATCAATAACAAGCCTATCCAATACACTTAGTCCTTCGTAGAATCTAATTTTAACGGTTGCTGTTTGCTTATTTTCGCGCTGTTCTGCAGCAACTTGCTCGACGCCGTTTTTACGCTTAACCTCTGCCCATACATCGGCAAGTTTCGACCATGTTTTTATCGGCTCGCCCGTATCGGTGTTTATTTCCGTAGTGTAACGGTGAATAGAGATTAAATCGTCAAACCTTCCCGCGTTCATTATGCAAAGGTGCTTAATTTATATTTATTCAGTAAAAAATCTGATCCATAAGGCATTTCAGTAGCGCTCACACCGACAATAATGTTTTGGCGGTTATCGTAGTACTGCGCCACCATAAGTAAGCAGGCCATTTTTACGCTATCAGGGAAACCTGAAGGCTCAAAGCCCTCTGTTACCTCTGCAATATATTTGCTTTGCGCATCCGTTAAATTTGACGGCGTGCTGTTAAGGTACAAATCAAGTCCAAAATTAGACAACGGCTCGGGCTCAGTTATGTAATCCGTGAACGCTGTTAGTGCGTTGTTTTCGTTTACGTAATAAAACGCATCCAATGAAATTACTCGCGCTGGAATGCGGCAATAATTACCCACAAGCAATGGCGAGCCGTTCAATGGGTTAACTGTTGCAGGTTGCCCCACTAATTCCCCGAAGCCATAACGGCAAACACTTTCGCGCACCTCGTAGCCAACGTAGTGTGAAGCCATGTCAAGCGCCGCGCTAATCAGGTTGCTTATATAGGTGTCATCCGCCGACGTTGTTACGCGTAGATGGGTTTTCGCCTCAGCTACGGAAATGTAGTCAGTATCTGCGTTACTCACGCTAACTATGCGCTTGCCTATTATCATTTTTAATCGCCCTCTTCTGGGTTAATTGGTTTCTTCTTTTTTACTTCTTCTTTTACTTCTACAGCATAACCTTCTTCAATTAACAATTGAGCCTGCTTGCTTTCAAGTGCAGCTTCGTCACCCACGTTATACGCAAGGTTTAAAGCTATTGGAAATTTAACAAATTTCACTTTCATGTTGGCTCCCTGGAGCGGCAATCAAGCGCCCCAGGGCACGCGGTATCTATAGGCCCCGCGCGGCCTTAAAATTAGGCTACGATATCTTTACAAACCGCAAACGCTTTAGGTTGCAATAGGTTTACATCCATGTAGCTGTTAAGCACCATGTTAGTCAAACCTGCAGTTGCTCCGCTGAATGGATCAACGGTTAACTCCATGCCTCCCCAAGACGCGATAGCCAATTTGCTGAAATCTCCAAAAATCATACCCGACAAAGTGCTAGAAGTTCCTTTAGACAAGTTGCTAGGTACGTTGGTAGTTACCGCTAAAGGATAACCGTTCAACTCGCCTGCACCTGATTGAAGGATAAAGTTACCCTCAACACCTGATGCTTGACGTGCAGTAGTTTGCAAAGCAGCTTTAACCAATGGGTTAGTCAAGTAAGCCTGTCCCATTGCGTTGCTGTTTTCTACAGCCTTCATTGCGTTAACAACGTCAGCCCAAACAACCGCTGCACCGTTTGCATTAGTTGAGTTTGAAGCCGCACCGCCTGCGAAAATTACGTTAACATTGCTGTTACCGATAATACCGGTTGGCTCGTTGGTTCCACCGCCTTTAATAGCCGCTTTTTCAAGTTCCTGAGCCATTGCATTGATCAAATATTGACGCACATAAGCATCAATGCTGTTTGAAGATTGACGCAATAACTGATTTGAAACTTGGATAAAAGCAGCCAATCTCTTTGGCGAAAAAGAAACCTTGCCAAATGCAGGGCTCTTTTCGGTTGCAGTTCCGTTTTCAGTGTTCCAACCTGCTGCGGGCTGTGTAGAAGCCTGAGGTAAATCAAGGTTTCCGGTAAGGTTATCAAAGCGAGTTACACCTAAGCCGTTCAAAACGGTTGCTGGCAATAAAACGTCGATAATTCCACCAACATTAGTTTGAATGTTGTAACCACCTTCAACACCTGCAGGGCTTCCACCTGTTGCGGTCATGTCGCGTTTGAAAACATCAGAAGGTAACAAAACAGAGTGAGCAGCTACGCTAACACCCGCGCGCTGAAACTCAGCTGCAGCCTCTTGGTGCATTTCAAATTCAATTCCTTCGCGACGACCTGTTGCAGCCATTTCAACAGCTCTTTTAAAGCTATATTTATTAGCCATTTCGTTACGCTCGTTTTTGTCGCTAGTTGAAGCCGCGCCATATACTGGAGCAGATGCGATTTTTTCAGCTGCGCGCTTTTGCAATTTCTCTAACACCTCAACCTCAGATCCAATTGAATCCAATCTTGCGTCGATTTCGTTAAATCTAGTTTTCTCAGTGTCAGTCATTGAGCGCTGTTCAGCGTTAATGCTAGTTTGCAAGGTGTTTAATTCTTCGATTAAACGTCCTTTTTCCTCGTGAAGAGCTTTAATTTTCATGATTATTTATATTTTAATTTTGTTATTTCTATCAAATCGCTTTCGTTTACCTTTTTTGGCTTAGTTGCCAATATGCTGCGAGCCTCGGCCACGGTGTCCTCGTAGGCTGGATATGTAACCGGGCTAACATCTAGCAATCGGTCAATTTTGCGCACAATGTGCATTGACATATCGCCGTATCTTTCAGATTTGCCCCATGAATACTCTTTTACCGTAAATGCAAAGCTACTCTGTGTTATGTCTCCACGCATGATGCTGCGAGCCACTTGCATGTGTAGCGGATTTTCGTAGTCGGGCACCCAGCTGTATTCCAAGTTGCCGTCTGCGTTAACCCATATACGCGCTGTGTTGCTTTTGGTTCTGCCCAAAATTGCCTCGGCTTCGTGATTGAATAGCACTCGTACATCATCTTCTAAAACTTCATCGAACGCTCCGCGCTCTATTTTTTCCTCAAAAAATCTCAAATCAGTTACAGTGTCAACCACTGCAGCAATGCCGCCAAATTCCTTGGGCATCGCCTCGCCTTCACTGCGATAATTTATCGTACCTATTGCTCGTTTAATTGTTTCCATTTGGATTATTGTTTTTTGATGTTGAAGCCAGTAGTTGCTGTATTTTAGCGTCCATGTAAGCCTCAAATTGTTGCTGCGGTATCAAATTAGCCTCGGCGTAGTAAGTGTCACCACCTTCAAAGCCGTTGGCGTCCTCAAATGCTCTAGCTTCATTTGGTGATAACCAGCCGCCTCTGATGCCTTTATTGTAAAAATCTGCGCGATCATTGGCACTGGCTCTCAACAATGAATTAAAATTAAACTTAAAATAATAATAGGGTTTATCTATTTCCTGCAATAATTTTCGGTTTAATTCCTGTTCAATATTCTTGCAGTATGCCATCAATGTGCGCGCGTAAAAGTCTTGATACTCCTGCTCAACACTTGACTTTATCCCTTCCTTTGCCCCAATCATTGAAGCTGGAACTCCAAAAATACGGGCTATTTCCTCGGCGCTAAATGTTCTAGATTCTATATATTGCGCCTCTTGTGGGCTTAATGATAAACGCTCCATTTCCACGCCTTGCGGTAAAACGGTGCTGCGCATATTTCCGTCTATAACGTCGTCAAGTGATTGGCGCAAAGGCCTTGCTTGTGCTTCGTCGATTTTACCCGCGGATTTTAACAAGAATTTCAAGGTTCCGTTTTTGTACACAGATGCGCTTGATTTTATCGCTGCTAAATCGATGCCCAATGTTTCTGCATGTAGTGTAATTGGTGATTTACCAACTAAAACACTATCAAGGCTCAAGCCTTTAAAATGTAGCATATCGGTTGCGGGAACTACTGATGGGAACCCGGGTTGCTGCACTCTGTAGAATAACTCGCCATCGCTCATGTACGGCGTAACATTGCTTTGGTGAATAGGATGTAATGCAATTGGAATAAATCTAGCGTCGCGGTTTATAAATGCGTAAGCATTGCCATTCAACACAAGCTGCGACACCATGTATTTTGTGAAATCAAATTTCGTTTGATAAGCATTGGGTTCATTTACAACACTCTGACCATAATGCGCGTAAATTACTTTTCTTTCATCTTCGCTCTCGTAGTATAGTTTCAAACCAAGCGCAGCGATACCATCAGAAATAACACGCACACAAGCGTGTACGCTGGCGATACTCATGGCGCTTTCTTGGTTTACACTCTGCCCTGATGTGGTTTGTTGCCCAAATAATGATGACAATGATTTTATCAGCCAATCGCTGGGAGCGGTTAGGCTACTACGCTTTTGCGCTTTTTTGAATATGTTAGGAAATAATCCCATTGGTGCAATATTAAATTTAATCTTATTCTACGCTGTTACATTTTACCCAACGCGATAGTGTCGCACGAAATACGCCATAGCTACTGTATTTATAATGCCCGTATTTAGATTTGAATAATCCCTCTACATACCAATAAGCATCCTCATATTTCTTGTGGTGCGGTAGCGCTGTGTAGTAGGTGCGTATAAAATCGTCGTGTGAGTAGTTCATATGCTTTGAAACCAAAACTCTTGGTTATTATTTTTCTGAGCCTCCTGGAGATAAGTTCCAAGCGCCATAACAATGGATACGGGCCCGTCGACCTTATCGCCGCTTTTACTTTTATCGATTTTTATATTATCGGCTGGATCACGCTTAAGCATCACATTTCCCAACATCCAACGCGTTACCGGGTTACCGTCGTGCTGTAGATTACGATTTTTAACCAAGCGCTCAAATTCTTTCGTCGGAGCCGACATGGAGCCGAAGCCCTGACCGAACGGGTACATGGTAAGTCCCGCGTTCATCAGGTCGTTAACTATTTGCGTAGCGTTCCATCTATCATAGGCAATTTCTTGTATATCGTAATTTTCTGCAAGTTCAATGATTTTATGTCGTATAAATTCGTAATCGGTTACATTACCCTCGGTCACGGTAATTAACCCGTCACGCGACCAATTTCTAATTGCGTCACCTTGCTGATCATTGCGGCGCTTTGCCGCTTCATCAGGAAGCCAATACCATGAGCGCACAGCTCCCGTGCTGGGCCAATAAAGTGAAAACGCGCAAAAATCACCGGTTGTTGCTAAATCTAAGCCGCCGTAACATTCGCCGTGTGGCTCAACGTCATTTTTGCATTTCATCCAGTTTTCATCAGATATCCATGTTTGCGCCGTATCTGTCCAAACATTAAGCAGCTTGGTTTTGAATTCGACCTCTTTGTGTGATAATTCTTTCGCTTCCTGCAGCCCCTCTTCTAACTGCCTTGGATTTACGCTCACTCCGTAGTTGGGGTTGGCTTTCGCCCAATTTACGGGCTCCATCCAATCGTCGCCGTCGTCAAGTGTGTATATGACAGAAAATAACGCGTCATCATTTATCGCGCCTTCAAGCACTTTAGTGCAATATTGCCTGTGTCGATAGCATGCCGATTCACGATTGAAACCTGCAGTGGTAATAACAAATAACAACGGCTGTAATCTAGCACCCATCGAGTTTCTTATTACGTTATACAGCTCATCACTAGAGTGTGCGTGATATTCGTCAATTACTGCAAAGTGCGTGTTTAGTCCGTCCTGCTTACCAGGGTTCCATTCAAGCGGGCGATAAAATGAATTTCCGTAATTTATTCGGCGGTTATTCACAGAGTTGTAAACATTAACGCCTTCGGCTATCCAATCCACTTGTTTACACACGCGAGCAGATTCTGAGAAAACCATCATTGCTTGATCAAGCTTTGTTGCCGCGCTGTAAACCTGAGCACCCTCTTCACCATCGGCAAGTAAGCCGTACAACATTAAAGCGTTGGAAAATGTCGATTTGCCATTTTTACGCGGAACCTCAACATAAGCCCTAGTGTATCTTCTATAGCCATCAGGTTTAACAAACCCAAATAAATTAGCAACAATGAAATGCTGCCAAGGTTCAAGCTTGAAAAGATTACCGGCGTAAGTTCCTACGGTGTGCTCCAAAGATTCAATAAACTCCACAGCGTGCATGTATAAATCCTCATTGAAGATTATGTCACTTCGCTGCAGGTCTGCTTGAAATCTATGCGCAGCCTTCTGTATCAATTTGCAACTCGGTATCTCCTGCGATAATATCGCTTGGCAATATTTCTGTGCGCTGTTCAAAATTGTTTAATTGGATTTGTGCTAAATATTCGTTTCTGTAAAAAAACACAGTATCAGAGATCTCTCCGTTTTTGTCAACCCCGCGCCACTTATTCAAGTGTTTGCGTTCAATAATAAACCCGCCATTAATTGGCTGTTTTCTGAATGATATTTTTTTTGCCATTTTTTAATAAATCTAATTTTGCCACCTTTGCCACCGGTTGCTCTTGTTTTGCAAGTTCCGACATATTGAGCAGCTTCATTATGCGCTGAGCGTTTGTAATTGCCTGGTTCCTTATTGCAATCCACGGGGATGGCATTTCGCCACCGGTGCCGCGTGTGGTTGTTTTTTTCTTAGCCAACTTTGAGCAGGCCT